TTAGGGTAATATACATAGTGTCTTACTTAGTCGTCGGCAGATAGCACGATAAATAAAGTATCTCAAGGACAATATTACATGCAGTATTTCTATGACTCGCAGTGTCGCAAATTTTTGACTCAGTTCGGCACTATTTTCTCTCTATTAGACGTACAGTTCGGCAGCGATCAGAAGGGCAACCCTATTCTTCGTCGTGTGCCGGTTATGTACGGTGATATGAGTCGTCAAGCAGCCGCAGTGCTGAATCAAAACAGTGCTTCTACTATGCCTACGGTGCCCATGATTAGTTATTATGTGTCCGGCATGGAGTATGATCAGCGCCGCACACAAGAGCCGTACTACATCGACAAAAGCACTATTCGTCAGCGTTCTTTCAATCGTGATACAGGTCAATACGAGAGCGTACAGGGCAATGCGTTCACTGTTGAGCGCCCTATGCCAGTGCCTTACACTATGCGAGTGACTGTTGATATCTGGACAAGCAGTAGCCAGCAGAAGTTTGAGATTTTCGAACAGTTAGGCTCTCTTTTCAACCCTAGTTTAGAGATTCAAAGCACTGACAACTACTTAGACTGGACAAGTTTGAGTGTTGTGTATCAAGATGGCTTGAACTGGACTAGTCGTAGTGTGCCTCAAGGTACTGGCAACCCTATTGATATCACATCTTGGAAGTTTTACATGCCTATCTGGATCTCTAGTCCTATCAAGGTCAGCAAGTTGGGCTTGATTCAGAAAGTTATCGCAAGTATCTACAAGGGTAGTGCTCTCGTTGATATGAAAGATGATGATTTGCTATTGGGCACTCGTCAAAAGATTACGCCTTATGGTTATCAGTTGTTATTAGTGGGCAACAAACTACAGATTCTACCGGCTTCATTACCTATCGACGACAATACGCAGTTTGAGAGTGCGACGGTCGGCCCTAACACTGAAGTCTACTGGCACAGTATTCTAAACGCTTACGGCAAGATGCGTCCTGGTGTTTCGCAGATTGCGCTTGAGAATGAGTGGATGGAAACTGAAATCATCGGCACTATCGACTATGATACTACTGATGACCGCTTGATTACATACACAATCGACACTGATACATTACCTTCAGACACACTTGACCCTGTTGATATGATTATCGACCCGCATCAACGCTATCCTGATAATGACTTACCAGTTGCTAGTGTCGGTCAACGTTATTTGATTATAAGTGATATTCCTTATCAACAATATCTTGGAAATACTCCTGATATATGGGATAGTGGCACTACTTACTCAGATAGAGATGTAGTTTTGTACAATAACGTGATTTATATTTCTAAACAAGATAACAATACGAATAACTCACCCGATAGTTTAACAGCCTGGAGAGAATTTTATTCGTGGGAAGGTTTGACTACTGGTGCTCGTGCTAACGATATCATTGAGTTCGGCGCTATTACATTCAATGTTACTGTTGCTGGTACTCAAGCGGACGGCACTACAAGCATCGTGCTACAAGACGCAAGTAGAATGGTGTCTGGTTACACTATTCGTGATGTTGTTGCCACTAACGGATTACCAGTTACCGTTACTAGTGTTGACTACAATAGCAACACTATCACTATCGACACTGGGTTGACAGAAGGTTTAGTAAATGCGGCTAGTCTTCGTGTTGACGGTAACGCTTGGTTCGTTTCATTCGACAATAATACTAACGCTACTGTTCACTATGTCACAAACAATACAACAGGCATTCAATATCGTTGGAACAGTGGTACTTGGCGCAAGTGTTTTGAAGGTTATTACGATCAAGGTTCATGGAGAATCATCATCTAATGAGTAGCAAGCGTCCGATCAATGCTGTCGGGGTGCTGTTCTACTCTACCTCGACTAATCGTGTCTTATATCTGCTTCGTAATGATCGTGAGCAGTGTTGGGGCATACCTGGCGGCAAGATTGAGCGCGGTGAAGTGCTACGTGAAGCACTAAAGCGTGAGTGTACAGAAGAGATTTCAACATGGCAGGATGATTTCAAGTTGTATCCGCTTGAGTGTTACACTAACGGTACGTTCAAGTATCATACATTCTTTGTAGCAGTTGATGATGAGTTTGTACCGCGATTGAATGACGAGCACTGTGCGTATTGTTGGTGCGAGTGGGGCGCATTTCCTCGGCCGCTACACTCGGGTCTGTTCTCTACTGTACAGTACCCTATCATTCAGCAAAAGATTTCGCTGATTCTTGAAGCACTAAAACAAAAGGGACCGTAAGGTCCCTTTGTTATGCCGTTGAGCGTATTAAGCTGTAGCGACTGATGCTACTGGGTAGCGTGTACCGTCAACTTGAGTGGCATTGACAGCGGCTGCTGCTGCACCGAATGACAAGTTGTAGCCGTTACCAGCAAAGTCAGCACCTGAGTGAGCACCGATCTTTGATAGACGAACTGTTGAAGCGTCGGCTAAGGTAGCAGTGATAGTCATTGTATCGTTAGCTAGTGAACCATCTGCTGTGTTAGCTAGTACGCATACGCCTTCGTTAGTGCCGTCACTAACTAAGAACTTACGAGCACCTTTTTGACGAACGATGAAGCCGTTAGCTTCAGCATTAGCGCCGATCTTTACACGAGCAACGATTTGATTACCGCCTGTGCCAGTGTTACCACCGACGATGCCGTAACCTGCCGCGTTGTTATAGCCTACTGTAGCGCCACCTGTTTTGATTGATTTAATTGGTCTCCCCACGGGATACCTCCTTTTTGTTATTTGCGGGTTCTAGCCGCCGTCATCATCAAAATGACAATGCGAAACACAGAATTGTGTTGTCACTATTATTTATGACAAAGGGCCCCAAAAGTGCCCTTTGATAGCAGAGATTTCTCCGTTATGCTACAGTCATTGTCAAACCTGTACCGTTTACCCAAGCATATGTCACTGTTCTGCCTGATACGTTTGTACCAGTTGTCAATGTTGCTGTTGGTGGTGTACCAGTGTAAGCAATGATTGTGTATGTACCTGTTGGTAGTTGAGTGTTGATATCAACTAGTAGAGGTGTTGTAGCAGTTAGTGTGTTTGTAACTGTTACGCTACCTACTGATGTACCGTCACTTGATACTACGAAGCGTGAGCCAGCATCTAAGGTTAGGTTACGTACACTTGCTGTTGTAGTAGGTGTAGTGATTAGCTCAGAGAACGCAATCTTAGCGCCGTTAGCAACACGGATTGTACCGTTTGGTAGACCGCCTGTGAAGCGTAGCTGACCGTTGACAATCATTGTGCCGCTGTATGTCAAGTTAGTATTAGAGATAGTAACGTGACCTTGAGCAGCCAAACTACTGCCTGTAGCGCCGTTGATTGTCAAGTCTGCTGTACCGACGATATCGCCGCTGATCTTAGCACGTGTGTAGCCCATTAGAGCATCACGGCGAACGTTGATACTAGCTGCCGCACTTAGAGTCATTGTGCCTGTTAGTTCAGCACTTGATTCTGTGAACACTAGAGCGTTCATTCTGGCGCCGCCTAGTAGGAAGCCTGTACCAGCCATAGTGAATGATGATGCTACTGATGACTTGTAGTAACGGATTAGAACCGCGCCACGACCGCCTTGACCGCCTGTACCGCCGTTAGTTGTGTTGCCACAACCGCCGCCACCGCCACCACCTGAACCCCATGTCGTAGCGTTGCCGCCGTTTTGTGGGTTGCCACTGTTGCCAGCACCGCCGCCGCCTTGACCACCACCCGCACCGCCAGTATAGCCGTTTGTGACTACGTTAGTGCCGCCAGCACCACCGCCCGAGCCGTATGATGTTTGTGTGTCTGCCACTGGGAACTGCTGTACTGTACCGCCTGTTTGACCCCAGTTCCAGCCCCACACTGTGCCTAGACCACCACCGAATGCTGCCGCACTGCCGATAGATGCCTGAGTTAATGAGTTTGCAGCGTTGCCACCAGCACCACCTGCCGCTGTTGCGATTGTCTCGCTGTCGAGCACGATAGATGATTGACCACCGGCAGCGCCAGCCGCAGAAGCATTAGCAGTTACACTAGCACTACCAGCGCCGCCTTGACCGATTGTTACAACTAGGGCACTACCAGCGCCGCATGGATGCCAGCCACTGACTACTTCGCCGCCAGCACCACCGGAACCTGAAGAACCTACGTTCTGTGAGCCGCCTGCTGAGCCACCGCCGCCACCACCGACTAGTACGTACTCGAAGCCTGTAGCACCGGCTGGAGCGAATACTGTTGATGAAGCGTTGATTGTTTGGAAGGTACCTGTTGACCAACGAATGAGTAGTGTACCTGCCGCGCCGTTGCCGCCAGCACCTGATGTGCCGCCACCTGTACCCATGCCGCCGCCGCCGCCTGAGCCTGAGTTTGCTCCGCCGTTACCGCCGTTAGCTGTGCCAACTGCGCCGCCTTGACCGCCGCCGCCGCCGCTTGATGTGCCGCCGTTTGTAGCCGCTGTGCCGTTAGCGTGATTACCGCCGCCGCCACCAGCGCCGAATACGTATGTCGTGGCATTGATGATGACTTGAGCACCGTCACCGCCGTGGTGACCAGGTGTTGCTGAACCCCATACACTACCACGACCACCTACACCACCTGTTGGGTTATTGTTGACTCGTGTAGCGAATGGAGCGCCATCTGTTAGAACAGCTTCTTTGCCGCCATAACCACCGACTGATGTGAAGCCGAACGCAACAGTGTTGCCGCCTTGAGTACCAGTGCCTGGTGGTGTGTTTGTGTTAGAGATTGGGCCGCCTGCGCCGCCATCGCCGCCAGCACCGATTGTGAAGTTTAATGTAGCGCCGCCAGTTACTGGTAGGTCGATAATACGCTTGCCGATAGAGCCTGCGCCGCCTTGACCGCCACCACCTGAGCCGAACGTGCCGCCACCGCCACCGCCACCGCCACCGCCGATGACTAGAGCACTGAGCTTTGTTACGCCAGTAGGTACTGTCCAACCGCCCGTGTCTGTAACTGTTGCTAGTTCAGCTTTAGGAGCGATGTACATTGTACCGCCGTCATTGATTGTGATAGCTGGGTTGCCACCTGTGAAGAAGCCTGGTCTGACAGCGATGTTAGCACCGTTGTTGACATTTAGATTACCAGTAAAGCCACTAGCATCCGTGTTGACTAGATAGCCATGAATTGTACCTGATGTTGCTGCTGTGTTACCAGAGAATGTTAGGTTACCAGCACCGTCGATCTTAGGAATAGACATCATACCAGCGTTGTTACCACTGAGTGACTGCTTGATGTTTACGTTAGCGCCACTAGCGATAGATAGATTACCGGCGATAGATATTGTACCAGCACTTACGTTACCAGCGATACCGATATCTAAGGTACCAGCATTTGTCACAACACTGTTATCATATATTGATGTTGTTGTTGTGCCTAGTACGAATGTACCGTCACCAGCTTTGATTAGATTACCGTAGCCTCTCAAGTTACCGTGCCAAGTACTTGTTGTACTTGTTGGCACACTGATAGTCAAGTTTGAGGTCTTAGATGTACTGTTGCCGATTAGGTAAACAGCGTTAGTAGTACTACCGACTGTTGTTAGACCAGCGATAGTTACGTTAGCTTCTTGGTACACTACACCGCCGCTGTCGAGTCTTACAACTGTTGATGGTGAGAAGCCGCCGTTACCAGATAGTCTTACACGAGCGGTGCCACTTACATATGTGTTACCAGTATATGTGCCTTTACCAGACATAACTAGATTACCAGTAGAAGTACTTGCATATAGTGCTAAGTTACCACTACCACTGATGTTGCCAGAGATAGTTGTGTCTAGTGTTGTTGTTTGAGCAAAACGATAGATACTAGCTTCAGGGTATGTAGCATCCCCAGCTAGTAGCGTGATAGCGCCACTCCATGTAGCATTACCGTCGATGCGTAGAGCACCATATCTGATGCCGTTAGTTTCTGCCCAACCGTAACCAGCAAGAGATAGCTTATTAGTGATGTTAGCAGTAGGATCGACCAATACTTGAGCATTAGAGTAGTTAGTACCGTCGTAACCAACAATGATAGATGTACTTGATGAAGCAAATGTACGAGCGCCCATAACCACACGAGCGCCATCGTGTATGTAAACGTTACCTGCTAGAGTACTTGTAGTATCAACTATGTCTGTTTTGTATGATGACTTACCAGCTTGATTTACGCCCTTGAACACTACGTTACCAGTACCAGTGTACTTACGTGATGTTGTGAAGGCAGTGTCGTTTCTCCAGTAAACTACGTTACCACCGAATGATACGTTGACTTCACTAGCGGCAGTAATATCACCA